TTGCGAATGCTCATCGTCGAAATACGTTCATTGGGTCAAAGTAAATATGACGTGCTTTTGAATCTTGAAACTTGTCTGCCTCCTCTTGCATCTTGCGCTTCACATAAACCATCATGTCGTCGGCGTCTGCTTTAAGGGCCCGATGAAGCGGTTTTGCCCCCACCTTCACGGCCCCATTGACTCGGTTGATGATCTCGGCCGTTGGGTTGACGCCAGAAAAAGCCGGCTTTGCCTTTCCAAGCTTTAATGCCGCTCCATCACCTCGGATGTTTTTGGGCGGTTTGCGTTTGATTTTGGCAAACGGACGAAGATCGTTAATCGCTCCAAACCAACCCGCTTTGATGAAACCTCGACTTCTTTGCTTTAAATCCCAAAGCATATCCATTGCCGCGCCCATCTTGCCCTTGAAATCCTCCGTATTTTTGGGCGTTATGCCTTTCGGGCCGTATGCGTTTTTCAGTGCCTTATATTTTCCAGCAAAACGCTGATCTTTCCCGGCGACGTATTTATTTGCCAAAAGGGCAAGCACAGGAACCCCGGGATGCTTGCGGCTTGTTTTCCACATTTCGCGCTTTATTTTTCCTAGCGTCGTGGCTTTGGTGTATCGGATTGCCTTAAAAGCAACATTGATCGCGCGGTGATTGACAGCTTCAGCAAGCGTCTTTTTGGTATACTTCATGTAAAGCTTCAAGGCGGCTTGAAACTCTCGAGTATCAATTGAGAATTCAACCGCCACGATGCTTTGACAGGGCAAGCTCAAAGTGCCCCCCGTTAATGACTATTGTCGCAATCCGATATTTGACGCCCGCAACGGTAACCGATGCGCCAAGGATCGGGTTTGTTCCAGCGTCAACCCATTGTTTACGTGATGTTGTTAAAACAACGTCAAAACTTTCAAGGTATCCGCCGGGCTCAAGGTTCTTTGAATCGGTGCGGCTTGTTGTCGTCCCTCGAAGCTTTGTTCCGTTGTAATCAAACACAACTCCGATTTGCCGTTCCAGATCAACTTGCTGATTGAAGGCTTGCAGGTCGATAATCGAGCCCGATTCAACCAAAGCGTGAGCCGGGTCCGAGTAGTTGTTGGCGTAGGAGTCGGCCCGGAATGTCCCAGAACCATCGGCAACGTTGAGCTTAATATATTTGTAATCTTGCCAAAGTGTCCCGGGAATCGCTGGATTAAAAACTCCCTTTTGAATCAGGTATGCCGTCGCTCCAAATTCGGCTTGATTTGATGTAACCCGAACGACAATCCGGTTTGTTCCGTCGACAGGCAGTTCGATGTATTGCCCATCGGATGTCGGGTCAATCGAGAACCACGTATCAATGGCATTAGACCACGCGAATTCGTAAAGGTAGTCGCTTCTAAATTCTTTTAGTCGTAAGGTTGCCATTGATTACAAACGCCTCGCCCGCGCATTTGCAGACGAGGCGATGTCAAGCCAGCTTGAGACGGGTATGATTAATCTTCGGACTTGCGTCCGCGTTTCTTTTTGGGTGTTGCCTCCGCGGCCTGAGTCTTGATGTCTCGCCGCTTAGAGTAAGGAGGCTTTCTGTAATATTGCAGTTGAACGTATTTGCCCGATGGGTTTTTGGTTTCATCAAGCAAGGTCTCCTTGCAATCCTCGGCGGACCCGATCTTCAAAATGTCGATTTCGCCCGATTCCTTGATTCCAATCGTGAAGGATGGTTTGACTATCATTTTCTTAAAGTTATGCGCTTTTGATTCTAATTAAGCTATTGCCCAAGCCGACACTTGTTCCGTAAAGAACTGAGACGCTGATTTTGTGTAGACCTAAATTTCTGGAATACCAGTGGCGGAACTGGAGTGGAAGCCCGTGTTCGGTGATTCGGTTCACGCTGTCCACCCTTGGACCGGGAGGAAGCGCCGGGGTTCTTGCTGCAATCAACAAGGCGCTTGGATGAGCGATAATGCCCTCAAGGTTTTCGCTGTTCGATGGAATGCCCTCGTAGCCGGTCACATCGATTCCGTGGATCATGTGCGCGTCATGATCTTTGATTGCTTGCGGGCCTCCGTATGCCTTGGCCGGGGTTATGTGAACCTCATCCTTTTGCAGTGATGAAAAGTAATCAAAGCCAACCAGAGCGGATCGCAAAGACTTTCCGATCTTGTTGTTTGAGAGGGTCGATGCGGCATCGGCGAGATCGTCTGAATCAAAGTTTTGAGCTGTTACCGTGATGGCATTTGTAAAGCTCGAGGCCGTAACTAACGCCAACAAATCGTCGACCACTTTTCGAACAGTAGCTTCGACGGCCGGTTTAATTAAAATATTTTCAAGCCATTCAACCGATTTAGCAAAGCTTACCTCTTTGTCTTTTAGCCCGATCACATACCCGCGGTAATCGCTGAGTGTGATTGTTTTTTCGGTCGTGCTTGAATTTTGGGCAGTGTAACCACTATCCAGATTAACAGCCGACACGCTACCGGGAAGCCTCGTCTTGACAGACGCGCCCTTGTCTTTGATGTCCGTCGAGAAATCCCTTGTGAACCGTGAAAGTTCAAAGAAGCGACTACAGAGAACATCGAGAGTTTTGTCGGCGATCGCATCAAGCGAGATCCCCGATAACGTGTTACTTGGCATATGTTAATTAATTACTGGGTCTTAATTATGGTAAGGGCAGAAACATTCCCAACTGCCACCCCAAACAACACCCCGAGTGATACTTTATATAATCCACCATCGGGATCGTACCAAGACCGGAACTGAATGGGCATCCCATTGGGCGTCAACGTGTTAACAACATCCAGACCGGGGTCTGAAGGTGTTGCAGGTTGACGGGCGGCCATAATCAAAGCCGACGGATGCAAGGCGTATCCGCCGACGTAACTGCTGCCATTTGCCGGTATATCGTTATATTCGTAAATGTCGAAACCGTGAACACGCATAGCCGCGTGATTTTTAATTCCAGAATCATCCCCATACTGAGAGGCGTCAACGATCGCTGTGTCCTTATGGAGTGCTGAGACGTAAGAACTTCCGATGACCAGTGCCCGTTCCGAACGTGCGGCCTTATTGTTCGAAAGACTAGCACTGAGATCGGCCACATGATCGGCATCAAATCCGCTTGCTGCCTGTGTGGTCGGCGTGTTGGTAAATGTGGAAGTCGTAATCAGTGCCCCGAGACTATCCATCAGCTTGTTCTGAACAGCTTCAAGAGCCGGAGCCATAAAGATGTTTTTAAGCCAATCGAAGTTTCCAGCTTTAGAAACTTCCGCATCGCTGAACCCGTAAACGTAACCGAAGAACGAATCGAGGTTGATAGCCTTCGCGGTTGTTACGGAGTTTTGGGCAGTATAACCACTGGACAAATCCACTGCGCTTACAGACGCGGGAACTCGAGTGGTGACCGATTCGCCTTGTTGGGCGATGTCTTCCGAGAAATCTCGGGTGATGGCATTCAACGGGGCGAACTCATAACTCATGTAGTCCAATGTGGACTCGGCTATTTGCGCCAGATTGATGCCGTTTAAGGTGTTGGTAGGCATTGCTTTACAGTCGAGGTTTTATGTTTTCGGTGTAGAAGGCGCGGCGCTCTTTAGCGTCTTTAATCGCCTTGTATTCGGCCCACAGTTCGTCGATTGATTGCTCAACCTCGGGCTCTGGGGCGGCTTCCTCGACCGGTTGCTCTACGCCAACTGATGCAAGCACTTGAACAGCTTGCTCGGATGCGCTCTTTTGCTCTTCCTCGAGAATCTCATTTGCCTCGGTCAGAAGTTCGACCTTGGCGTTTGCGTCTTTTAATGCGACCGAATGAGCTTCTTTAATTTGCTCCAGCTCGGTTGCGTGAGAGGCTTTAAGCTCTTCGACGCTTGCGTTCATTTGCTCAACGCTTGCATTGCTTTCCTCAAGTTCTTTCTTGAGGTTAGCGATTTCGGCGTTTGCCTGAATCAGGTTAAGAATGGTTTTCATCTCTATAATGAGGATGAAAAGTGAAATTATTCGTTGATTAGAAGCAGTGCATCGGAAAGGCTATCCACAAGGCCGCTCGCCATTTGAACTTTGACAGCTTCCTCTCCTTCGAAGGTTTGTCCCTCGAGGTATTCATCATCGACGGGGTAATTAACTTGAACCGCGGCCTTAAAACGTCCGTGCCACTTGTCGACGTTTGCTTGAAGTCTTGCCCGGGCCTCGTCTGTCAAAGGCTCATACCCGGAGTAATCAAGTTTGTATTTGCCCGCTGAAATTGCCTCGACCTTATAGCCTTGCATCTCAAGTGCTTTGGACTCGTCAAGCAATGCCACATAAACCCCGACCGATCCGACCTCGGCTGTTTGAGAGATCAACAAATGAGGGGAGACAGTGCCTAACCAGTAAGCCGCCGAGGCCATCATTCCATCGGTGTAGCTGACAAGCGGCTTTTCAATGGTCCGCATGTAATTAACCAATTCGGGCAAGCCTTGAATCGTTCCGCCCGGGCTGTTGATGTCTAGAAGGATTGTCTCAACTGATTCGTCATTCTCGGCTTCAATTAAAGCCGTTTCAATGTCGTTGTAATCCGTCATAAACAACGCTTCGAAGTCGTTGAGGTTCTTTCCAAGAGCCCCGTAGATCGGGACGACAGCGGTTGACCCTTCGACGGAATATCCTCGCGAGTTGGACGCGTTGCCGGATCCGTCGAAATCCAACGCTGCCTGATACAGGGTCGTTAAGTAATCAGGGCGAATAGCCCACAAATCGCTTTTAATTTTATTAATCAGATGATGCTTCATCGTTGAAATCTTCGATCTCGTCTTCGGGGTTTGTGTAAATCTTGCGACCGAAACGAGGGTTCGGGGTTCGTTGGGAAATCAGGGAAACAGCTGTGTCGAGATTGATGTCGTGTTTCTCTGTCAGGGCTTGAGCCCGAGTCAATAGGTCGTCGGCCTCGCGGGTTAGTTGCTCGCGGACGTTTTGCCAATCCTGCCCCCGTTCGCCGAGGTCTTCGGACAGGGTTCGATTGCCGTATTTTAAAGCGTCAAGGTTGGACTTAGCTTCTCGGCCGGCGTCGACCGTTATCTTTTTGGGAGTCTGCCAACGCACCGAATAAAAGTTTTCACTAGGAGGAAGATCGCCGCGCTTAATAGCCGAAGCGATGACCCAAGACCAAACACGGTCGCAGAATTTCTTGATGCAGTATTGGCGTTCCTCGAAGCGCCTTTGAGCTTTCTCGAGGATAAAGCGGCTTGCCGTTCCTTGCCCGGCTGGATCAACGATGAATTCGTAAGGCAGACCAAGACCGATCGAGACTTCTTTAAGGATCCAAGCCAAGAACCCTTGAAAGGTTGGGCTCGGTTTATTTGAGGCGAATGATTCCAGTGATTCCCCCGGGGCGAGTCTCGGGATCATGCCGGCCTGAAAACTCGTCCAAGGGACTGTTCCAGTCTCGGCGGCGCTGTATCCAGATTCGACAAGCGACAAACCATCGTCGGTCGCGGTACTCGAGGTTTGAAGACTTACACCAATAGCCGAGGACATCTTGACCCCGACCTTTTCGTAATCGAGCAACTCGATAACGTCGCGAATGTGATCGGTCGCATGAGCCAAAGAGGTAACCCCTCTGAGCTGCCCTACGCGATCGGGCTCAAAAACAAGATGAAAATCGTTTGCCGAAATCTTGCGGATGGCTTCACCGTCTCGGACACTGTAGGCAGTCGGACGACCCGCGGCGTTTGCATAAACCCCATCGTGATCACCTACGTCGAAACCATCGTGTTCGATGTTGTGGGACTCAACAATTTGCAGTTGTGGAAATGGCTTTTTGACAAAGAGAAAGCCGAGATCACCGTCAACATCTAGCCGAACCGATGCAAGGCGTTGCATCTGCCAGAACGTGAAAGTGTTTCCCAAATCCGCAACTTTTGCCCACTGAGAAAAGAAGGACTCGTATTCGTTGGCGTGTTCAGAATTGCTCTGAGGTATTAGCCCGTTTCCGACCGAGTAACGCGCCAGATCATTGACTGAGCCCCGACAGACTCCGCTATTTACAAACATCCACCGCGCGTATCCTAACAATCGGCGACGAACGCTTTTGTTGAGAGTGGTTCCTACATCGGCCGTATGCCAGTTAAGCGCGGAGCGATACCGGTTGATTTCAGCGCCGCGATAATAGTTGTTAACGTAACCGCGTTTTTTTGGGGCTGAATCCGTCGAGATGGGTCGCCCGTTATGATCGACAAAGCTCATCGTCCAAATCGGGCAAATGTCAACCCGGCCCGCTTGGTTCCGGTAACAAGGCTTTTCTCGATTAATACGTCGGTGAGTTGAGCGGATAACTCAGCGGGTGGTAGGACCGTTTGCTTGGATCCGCTTTGGGAAGAATTCGAAAAGGATACGGTTGTGCTGTTGTCCAGAATCGCTTGAGCGACTCGGGATTTCAGCAGCAATAGCCAATCATCGGTTTGCAGCCTTAAAAACGGTCGGACATCTCCCATCAATATGATGGGTAAAAAGTGAAATTACTCTTGATCCCTGAAGACCTTGCAGATGTAGGCGGCAACGAGATTCATACACTCACAATCAAGGGCGTGATTGTCGCGCCTGTATCGCTGCCAGACCAGTTTGACCCGGCCTTGTTTGTCTTGAACCTCTCGCTTTCGTTCACTGTCCAGTTGTCGCGCGTATTCCTCGGCAAGATCCCCGAGGTCGCAAATCTCCCAAGGATGCGACCGACCTGTTCGGAGCATCAAAAGCGAGTCCTTCACGCCGGGGTTGCTCCAGCGGAAAACAGGAGGAGAGACGCGGCCCGAGGCTGGATTGACGCGGGTCGGTTTGGAGTAGAGACGACGAACAAAACCGCCGGGCGTTGAGTGTTGAAAATTTTCGAGGTCGGTTCCCCGCATTCCGATCCAGTGATATTTGGAAGCCTCAGAAAGGACAGATCCGGTCATGTAACCCGTATCAATAAAGGTTTTTGAGTCGGCAACCTTGTATTCCAGTTGTAGCGCCCGCAACTCGTCAAACGAATGGCAACGCTTGAATGTTAACAGGCGAGACCCGCCGCCAATGGCCCAAGCGCGGATGACGACATAAAACAACTCGAGATCCTTTTGGCAGTCGATTGTCATAAAGCGATGCGCTTCATCATCCCAATCACCGGCCGGATCGTATGACGCGGCGACGATGCTCTCGGTGTCAATGTGTTCGGATTCCTTCCAAGGTTGAGCAAGTCGAAGGGTGACAAACTCCTTTAGAGGCGACAAATAGCCCGAGGCCGCTTGTCGTTTTGCCTTCAGGAAGTCTGTCACAAGCGAATTCCACCCCATTACTGAAGGAGGAAGCGTCAATTGATTAAAGGAAAATGATCGAATTTTGGGGGATGGATTATGGTTTTCGGCAATGTATCCGCCTCCGTTAACCATTGCCCGCCACACTGTTTCGTTGTTTTCGTGTAGGTGCTGACAATGAGGGCATTCCATCCGAATGCTTTCGGCGACCTTCTCGAAGTCCCATTCTCCGCCCGGTTTGGTGTCGTCCGAGGTTTCCCACTTAACACACTTGTAAAAATCAGGAACAAACAGCTCGCCGCATCCTTGGCACTTTAGAGCCCACTGCTCACACGTGCCCGATCGGTATTCGAGATCGAAATCATCGCCAAATGCTTCGGGCGTGGAGCTGAACCAGAGCTTGCGGTTCCAATAGCGGACCGTCCTTGCCCGGGCTCTTTTCATCATGCCCGGCTTCCACGCGGAACACTCATCCCCAAACATCCAACGGATTGACCAAGACCGAAGGAAGTTGTTATTTGCCGCGCCCATCTTCAAGGTTGCCGACGCGAAGAAAATCTCGGTGTTTGTTTTAAGATGCCGGTTTTCCGGAAATTGCTTTCGAAGCGGCTCGCATGACTCGATCATCGGAATCATTCGTTGCTTGGCTATGTCTAAGGTCGAACTCTCATCCTGCATAACCAGCATCGTCGGCCCGGGGTAGTTGGCAAGAGCCCAAGCCGATGCGACTTGCATGCTTACCGTTTTGCCGCACTGAGCCGCGCAGTTGAGGACGATCGTCTCGACCGTCGGATCAGAAATGCACCTAAGAGGCTCCTTGAGCCAAGGCGTTTCGTCGGGCTTAAACTGGTTCCCGTATGGGCTATCGCGAAGCCTTAACGAATCCTCGGCCCATCTGTAAACCGATGCGGTTTCAATCGGGTTGTAGCAAGCCCGCGACACATCGTTCATCAATTCGTTGATGTTCACTGGTCGGAATATTCGTGATTTCGCAAGGCATCAAGAACGCCCTCGGCGTATTCCTTGAGGCGGACCTGCATTTGATCCGGTGTTTGACCTGCTAAAAGCGGGGGAAGCTTTTCGACCATCTCAAGCAAGCTGTTTCTTACCTGAGAACCAAAGCGGAAAAAGCCCGCGTGAACTTGCTCCTTGGGTATGACTCGCCCCTCGGCCGTGTTTGCTTCGACTGACAGCTTTCGGATCTGTTGTTTAAGCTTTTCGATTTCATAGAATTCGCGCGATCCGCTCTTGGCTTCGTTTTTTTTAGTCCGGGCTCGGGCCGCGGCGCGGACATCTTTCGGGTTGTAAAGGTTTGCCCTTCCGTCATTTGCGGCGACTGGAATTGTTGAAACTAGATTGCGGACTTGATCGTTTGTGATCTCCAATTTCTCGGCGATCATTTTAACTGTCCATAAGTCGTTGGCTTTGTGCGTGTTAGGCTTTCGGGGTTTGGTCATGCCATTTTTTCGCGATGCGGAAACC